TGATTCAACTAGATAAGGGCATCAAAGTTGAATTAGAGCATACAGGTGATCGTAAAGTAGCACGTGAAATAGCACTAGACCATATAGGCGAGGATCCTCATTATTACAATAAATTAGCAAAAGCAGAGTTAGAAGAAAGCTTTGATAAACCTTATAAAATACTTAGATGGGAAAAGGGTGACTTTGGTGATGTAGACGCAATAGCACGATTGGATGACAGCACTTTTCTAAGTATTATGTTTAACAAGGGATTTAAACAAGAGACAAAAGAGGAAGCATGGAGTGTTGAGTTCTATAGAAACAACAGTCAAGAAGTCACAGGTGAAGGTGACGCACAACGAGTATTTGCCACTGTGTTAAGTGCTATACAAACATTCATTGAAAAGTACAAGCCTAATAGAATAACCTTTACAGCTAGTAAAGAAGTTGAACCGGGACAAAACGCACAAAGTCGTGCAAGACTGTATGACAGCTTGGTTCAGCGTTATGCTAGGTCTTGGGGCTTTAGAGCATTCCGTGCAGATACAGGTGACAAAGTAGTGTACGAATTAAACAGAATAAAGCCAGTGGCAGAAGCTAGAGTCAACCCAGATCAAAATCCCAAGCCTGAATCAGGATTCAAAGAATTAGCGGCTGTTGCCAAGACTATCGCGGACCCGCAAAACTGGGCCGTCAGCATGACTGCTGAACCCAAGCTAGGTATCAACCCGCAAGTGGGCATCAGCGAAGACACACCCAAAGGCATTTACTTCTATCCATTGAACTATGCTCTAGATAAGACTCGCTATGGAAAGTTGCCATGGGGCAACGACTATCCTTATATTCAGTTGTTTCAATATGACCGTTCAGGTGAAATGACAAAAGAAACGCAAGTAGATGACGCAAAGTTAAAACAAGCATTGCGCCAATACTGTTCAGACGAAGTAATACAATCTGCAATTGACGAACCCGAATACGATGGAACACCATTTTGGACTATCTATGATTGCTTGAGTAGACTGGGTAAGAGTGATGAAACTAACATTGTTCGTTGGAACAAGGTTCTGCGTGACTTAGGCTTTACCAGTGTGTTTGATGATGGACACGGCTGGATTGCCTACAATGAACCAACACAAGGTGTAGTATTAGATCCAAGAGTTATCAAACAACTCAAGACTATCGATAACAAACAACAATCAAAATTAGTCACGCCTGCTGTGATTGAACGGGCTATATTTGAGACCATGGATATGGAGTTGGCCGCTAATAGAGCATGGCAAAAGTATGATCCAGACGGCAGTAAACTTAGAGCGGCGGCCAAGGAGTATGCCAAGAAACCTGAATTTAAACAATATTATGGAAAACCAGGCACAGAAGAAATATTTGATAAGGCGGCAAGCTGGGGTAGATATGGTGCAAGAGAACTAAGTCAAGAAGCGTGGGAATGGTTCAAAGCGCAACAGGCGCAACCGACTGAATCAATTACAGAAGGTGGATGGGCCAGTGCCGCTACACAAAATACTGTGATTACTCCGCATGTGATTGAAGAAGCAATCAATGTGCTAGATCACTTTGAAAGAGAGTTCAATGCTTGGCAAGCTGAAAATGAACTAGATGTTGAAATGCGAATGGGCAAGCCTGTGGGGTCAGGCACCTATTACAAGCGTGACTTGGTTGCAGATCCCACTCGCGAATACGGTGATGTAGATGTTGTATGCTATATTCACAGCAGAGAGGGTGTAGGTGCCGCTCGACGCACCAGTGAGTATGCAGATGCTGTAAAGTCGTTTGCTGACAGTCATACTGAATACAATACCAGCAATGGCACTAATGTTATCATGGATACCAGTGCAGGTCCCATTCAAGTTGATTTGATTTACACCTACAATGAACATGCTGACTGGGCGCGAGCACTAGCACCAGAATATCAGGTCAAGGGTGTTATCAGTACCAGCCTAATGAGTAGCGTTGCTGAAGTATTAAACATGAGCTTTGGCATACAGGGCGTACAAGTCAAGACTCGTAACGGTCGTCCTGTCAGCTTCCGTCAGAGCAAAGATACACAATTAAGCACAGTGAGTATCAATCCGCACAATTGGGGCGGGGACATGTACTCCTATTACTATCAATTGGCACACGGCACCAAGCCCACTGTGCCGGGCAACTTGGCGCAACACGGTGGACTCAAAGACGAACAGCGATTGAGTGACATTGTTAAAACAATTCATGCCCTGGCAAAAGACTTTGAAACTGCTGGACTATTTGGTACAGGGGCACTGGATTATATTGCTGACAGCCAAGACTTTATGCAGAAAATCTCCCGTGTATATGCAGAGAAGTTAGACAAGGTAATCAATTCCAGCAAGTTTGATAAAGCCGCTAGTCCCGCCGCTGTTGAAAAAGCAAACAAAACCAGAGTGATGCTGGCCAAATACCGCAACGAAATAGCCAAATTATTGGTAAATTAGAGCATCCATAATATTTAATTAAAACTAAATATACTACGCAAAAAGGCATCAGCCTTTGATAAAGAATAGGAAATTAAAATGCTATCATTTTTGAAGAATTTGTTTGGTAAAAAAGTTGAAGCCGCCGTTGCTGAAGCACCATACAAGGTTGAAGTTACAAAGCAAGGTATTGTTGCCCTTGGTGAGCCTCCTGCAACAGTAGCAATTCCAGTTGCTGGATTGATGTTGCCCGTTGAAGGTGCTGGTAGTGTAGAAGTTCCACCTGCTCCTGCAACCAAAGCAAAGGCCAGAAGCACAGGCGCTACTAAGAAGCCTAGAGCTCCTAAGAAAAAGGCAGTATAATCAATTATGTTGTTGCGTGAACTCACTGTAGTCCGTCGAATTGTAAAAGAAGGTGGAAATGTCTTTAAGGACAAGGACGGGGAGATTCTCACTCAACGCATTAACCAAGCTGATGTGGAGCCTACAGTTCGTTGGTTGGAAACAATCACCAACTATGAGCATCTACCACACATGCTTGGGACTACTGGTAAAAAGCCTACCAGCGGGGACTTGGACATTGGTATGCCTCCAGTTGCTTCTAAGGAAGAATTAATAGCCAAACTCAGCGCCTGGTGTAGCAAGCACAATGTTGATCCTAAGTCTGCCATTAGAAAGTCAGGTGTAAGTGTACACTTTCGCACACCAATTGGTGGTAGCCCAGATCGAGGTTATGTACAAACAGACTTTATGTTTCTACCTAACCTTGAGTTTGCTAAATTTGCAATGGCCGCTGACCCACAAAGTAACTTTAAAGATGCCAACAAGCATGTGGTTATGAGCGCAGTGGCCAAGCACAAAGGATTCAAGTGGAGTCCAACTACTGGATTGATCAACAGAGAAACCAACCAGGTCATGAGTACAGACCCTGATGAAATTGCACGAACCCTATTGGGCGATGGTGCAACTCGTGGGGATATTACCAGCGTAGAAAAGATTCTATCCAGACTAGACGGCAATCCAGATGCTGACGCTATACTGGCTGATGCTCGTGAAACACTTGCCAGAGACGGAATTACAATATAATGTTACTTAGATCATTGCTCAGAGAAGCACCAGACACAGCAGACCTAGATGCACTAAAAGCAGTCATTTCTGGTAAAATTAAAGGTTTGCCAGCAGATGATGCCACCATCAAAGCTCTTAAAGAAATTGAAGATCTACTACAGCATGTCAACGCAGGCGGCAAGCTGGGCATTATTAACAATGAACTAACCAGCATCAAAGACTCGGCAGTAGACCAAGCTCAGAAACTGATTGCTCGTTACATACTAAGTGTTGACATGACGCCAGAACAGCGCAACGAGTTGTTTACATTATGGCGCAATGACAAACTGATCAAGCACAAGGTTCTACTAGATCAGGGCAAGAAGCATACCTTTGCTGACATTGTGACTTCTTATGGTACCAATGCTGCCATCAAAGAAATTGCCAATGATCTAATGCGTGTGGCCGCACTGGGACAAGGCAAGGGCGAATTTGGTCTCAATGTCATGAGTAAGAGTATTAGCAAGCCTGACAAAGGTGACTTGATGGTAGGCAAAGTCAAAGTTGAATGTAAAACAACTGACGGTGGCGCTGGTCGTTTTACTGACCAAGAAGTGCGACCAGCCAACGGCTTTGAAGCGGCCGCCACAGCACTTAATAAGTTTGTTAAAGATACATTAGGCAACGAAATTACAATGCCCGCCAGCGGTCTTAGTATCAAGCAGGCCATTGCTATTAAAGAATACTTTGAAGCCGCAGAGATGAAAAAAGAGTATGACTCATTCTTTAAACAGTTAGAAAATATTATCACATTGATCTTTGGTGGTAGTGGCACAGCAAATCCCACCAGCGTGAATGACATCGTTGATGGAATATTCCAAAGTGATTTAGGTGCGGCCCTACAATCATACGCACAAGCCAGCTTTAATTACTACATGAGCAAGAAGGATGATGACGGTGTATTGTACATTAACCTTACTACCGATCCAGTCAGTACTATTTGGTTTAAGAATGCTGAAGAACTGACAGCAAGTAGTGTTCGACTACATGCAGGCACAGCATACTTGACCAGCACAAAAGATGTGCGTTTACCATATCCACAAATGGAAATTGTTGACACTACTTTTGGTGCCAATGCGGCCGCCAAAGCAGACAAAGATGCGGCCAAGCAACAGGCCAAAGCAGACAAGGAACGAGCCAAGGCTGAAAAGACGCCATCTGGCACACGCCTTACCAAAGCGTCTGGTCCCAGACAGCTAAAATAACCCCAACAGCACAGGTTAACTGTGCCGTTTTAAATGTTCTGTCCCCTATTTAAATAACGGGATAGAAGCATTAGTGGGTTAAATTATGAAAAAAACAATCGTATCAGCATTACTGTGTGCATCAACAACAGCCTACTCGGCACAAATTGATCACTCATTTAGTAGCCCGGCCTTTAGCGGCGTGGGTTACAGTTCGCATGTTCTAACAATCAAGCAATTGGAAGACCAAGCTAAAACAATGAACAAGACTGCAGAAGATGCTCTCAAGGCAAAAGCCGAGTCCGCAGCCGCTAACACTCCACAGGCACAATTTGTTGCCAACTTACAAAGTCGAGTGTACAGTCAACTTGCCAAGCAATTGACAGACAGTCTATTTGGGACGACAGGGGCTCCAACTTGTAATGCAACCACCGCAGGCTCCATATGCGGAACCATTCCAGACCTTGCTGGCAACAGCGTGACTTGGAAACTTGGCACTGGTAGCGATACCGGGATGATTATTATTACTATCACTAACTTGGCCAATCCAAGCCAATTTACAGTTATGAAAGTACCTAGTGGGACATTTGCATTCTAATGAAAAATATTAAAATTATTCCTCTATTAATTGCTGTAGCATTTGTATTACAAGGATGTGCTACTGGTAGTGCCATGCGCGAAGCGGTCACTGGAAAACAATTTGACGCTCCTGTCATTGAACAAAGCAAGTTTCTAAAGCAAAAAGAAAATGAATTAAAGCCACCAGAAGGCGGTCCTATCCCTGTGGCTGTTTACGCCTTTGCTGATAAAACAGGACAGCGTAAAGCTCTTGCCAACATTGCTAGTTTGAGTAGTGCAGTCACACAAGGTGCAGAAAGCTATCTTATTAAAGCATTACAGGATGTAGGTGATGCTCGTTGGTTTATGGTACTAGAGCGTGTTGGCCTAGACAACCTAATTAAAGAGCGCCAGATGATTAGACAGGCTCGCGAGTTATATCAGGGCAAGGATGCAAAACCTTTGCCTCCAATGGTGTTCGCTGGAATTATCATTGAAGGTGGTATTGTTGGATATGACAGTAACACACTAACAGGTGGTAGTGGATTGCGACTATTTGGCATTGGAGCAAGCACACAATATCAAAGCGATACTGTGACAGTTACATTGCGTACTGTCAGTGTGCAAACTGGAGAAATTCTAACTACTGTTACAGTGACTAAGACTGTATTAAGCTATATGGACAAGCTGACTCTATTGCGCTTTGTAGGCGATGGAACTACTCTTGGTGCCAATGCTGTTGCACTAGAAGGCGAAACAGGCGGAAGCATCAATGAAAGCATTAACAAGGCAATCGATGTGGCTGTACAAGCCGCAGTAGTCAAAACAATTCAAGAAGGTGCTAGAAAAGGGCACTGGGCATTTAGAGCTGAGCCACAGGTTAGTTTACCAATACCAACAGCACCTTCGTCACCAGAGGAGACATCAAAAAATGACATGGTTCCGAACAACAACGAGTCCAAAAAAGAAGTTAAAACCCAAGCAGTACCGAACAAGCCCAATGGCGGAGCAAGCCCAGCAGAAAGCAAAGCAGTCGAGCCCGAAGCCGACAAAGACGCCCCCGGCTTGTTAGACGGCGTAGCTGAGAAAATTAGTAGATGGTTTAGAAGAGATAAGATTGTAGATTCTAAATAAATGTAAAAATATTAACATGTAAAAATATTAACATGTAATTTTATTAACAGCGATATTTAATTATTTTTGTACCAGCATTAAATAAGTGTACTTAACGGGGCACAAATCCCAGGAGACTTTGGAAGGAATTAATAACTTTCAAATATATTATATGAAGACTTTGAAGAAACAAAGGTTATCAGTTAGTATTGCATTGCTAGTTGGCTTAGCGGTATCACCAATGGCTTTTGCACAAACAGCTTCTACTGGACCTAATAAAGTGTATATCGAACAAATCGGTAACACAAATACTTTAACTATACAACAGGTAGGCGGTACTAACACCGTTGGCGGCGTAACTAATACATCTATGACAACCAGTAATACCAATATTACTACTCTGGTACCGGCAGATCCTAGCTCTACAAACTATGCTACGATCAATGGTAGCAGTAACACATTGGCAATTACTCAAACAGGCGACAGCAACAGCGCACAGTACAATATTAGAGGTAGCAATAACTCTTACACCAGCACAATCACTGGCAATGGTAATCAAACCAATTTGTCAATGGGTGATGCTAATGTCAATGCCTTAAGATCAACTGTTACTGAGACCGTGACAGGCGATAACAATTTGATAATGCAAACTGTAATTGGTAGTGATATTACAAGCACAACAACTATCGGTGGCAATACCAACCAAGTTACTAAAGAATTGAAAAGCACAAACGGGATCAGTACATTGTCTATTACTGGAAATAACAATGTGATTGATGCTCAGCAGGTTGATAGCGCAGGTGCCAATGGACATTCACTAGCACAAGTTGTAGCTGGAAATTTTAACTCAATTACCACTCAGCAACAGGGCTTTAATGATACTACTATTAATACCCGAACAACTGGTGACAATAACACCATCACTATTAGAACAAGTAGTGCAACTATTACAAACAGTAAAACAGCAGTAGCGAGGTAACAATCATGCGTGTTCAAGCCTTGTGCTTGCTACTAGTGGTCATTTGTACTAACTCACTGGCGGCCGGTCAAATCGGCTCAGTCAGTGAGAACAAAGGCTCTGCATGTGATATTATTAGAAACAAAAACAAGTTATCCGGGATCAAAGGCTCAGGCGTAGAAAGTATGGACACATATACTACAGGAGCCTGTAGCAGTAGCATTACATTTAATGATAACACCAAGGTAAAAATTACTGAGAACAGTCGCTTGTTGATCGACGACTTTGTATACGATCCCAAAAACAGTGACGCAGGCAAACTTGCAATCAAGGTAGCAATGGGTACTGTTCGCTATGCCAGTGGACAAATTTCTAAAAACAATCCACAGCAGGTTAGTGTTAAAACCCCCACAGCAAATATTGCCGTCCGTGGTACAGACTTTACAATGACCATTGACGAAGCAGGGCAAAGCCTTATTGTGCTACTGCCCAGCTGTAAAGACGAAAAAGATATTAAGACTTATGAGTTAGAAGAAAACAAATGCAAGGTGGGACAGATTGATGTAAGCACAGCATCAGGTACTGTGACTCTTGACAAGGCATTTGAAGCAACTTATGTATTGAGCGCAAATGTCTTGCCAACTGCCCCAGCCGTTCTTAATACCGTAGAAAGTAAAATTGGCAACGGGTTGATCATTACGCCACCTGGTGAAGTAGTTCGTGCTATCAAAGACTCAACAGGTAAAACTAAAAAAGAAGAACTAGATGCTGAAATTGAAGCTGATGCACAACGCAGATTGGCTCAGCGAGTTAGAGACAATCAAGAACGCATTGAGGATGCTAGACTACTACAGCTATATGCGTTTGCTAAAGCGGCTGGCTGTAATGCAACTACCAGTGTGTGCGTGTCATGGGACAAACCTGATGCGGCTGACATGCAAAGTAGAGGTAAAGGAATTGCATTTCGCAATACAGAAAACGATCACTATGCAGAAATCAAGACTCAAGGTTATAGTTCAAATACCACAATAACTGTCATACACAATGACATGGCCGCATCAACCATCATTGGAGATGGAAGTGCAGGTGGCAATATGGTATACATTAAACAGAATACCGGAGTGTTAAGAAGACTGCCATGAAAAGAATAATTCTTTTAATGTTGTTAGTTTGCTCTAATGCATTTGCCGCCATCACTGACGGCAAGTTTGGTATCAATCAAATATTTGATGTGCAATATTATTGGAGCGGGAACACACTAAACGCCAGTAACTTCATTGCACCTTACAATAAAAACTTTCAAACAGTAACAACAACAGCAGGACAATACTTTCAGTTCTTTAATAGTACCACTAATCCTGGCACTTACGGTTTGAAGTTGATGAACAGCAACGGCACACAGCATAGCATTGTTCATGACACTGGTGATATTACTGCTCTTGGCAGTGGCGCTATCTTCTACATTGGAAGTGGATTCTTTGGCAATGTTATTACCACGGCACAAGGATACAGTTACGGTGCTAGTGCCAGTTTCACTAATATGGATACAAGTGTTACTAGTACAGATCTAAACAACTATACATACGCCAGCTCTACCCCATTGGCATCAGGACAAACAGCAGGCCCACCGCCACCAGCCCCTACAGCAATTTACAATAATAGCTCTGGTGTTTATGTTACTAGAGCAATACCTACTAGTAATAATAGTCCAAGCAATGAAGGTCCTGCTAATGCGTTCGACAATAATCCGTACACCAAATATCTAAACTTTGATAAACAAAATGCCGGAGTTACTATCCAATTAAATGCTGGACGAGTTGTTACCAGTTTTAAATTGACAACTGCCAATGATGCAGTAGAACGAGATCCAACAAGCTATAAACTCTATGGCTCAAATGACGGGTCAACATGGACACTGATTCAACAAGGATCACTATCTTTGTCCGACAACAGATTTAGTGTTAGTAACGATATACCAGTGACCAACTCTACTGCCTATGTCTATTATTTTATGATATTTCCTTCTATTAAAAACAATGTCGGCAACAGCGTACAAATTGCTGAGATTACATATTTCTATGATGCTAATAATACTACCACAAGTACTGCTTCAAGCAATACCATTGTTGATCCAACTACTGCGGCCGCAAACACTTTATGCTGTGGTGGTAGTGCCGCGCCCTTTAATGCTGATGCCACAAATACAGCCAAGGTACAAGGCTTTCGCAATCGCACTACAAACGATAGCCAGGTCTACATTGAACAAATTGGTAATATGAACAGAATTACCGTTCAACAATCTGGTACCACACAAAACTATGCAGAATACGATGGCAATGGCTCATCAAATACCGTGAACATTACGCAAAGTGGAAACGCAAACACCATTGCCAACTACACAGATCTGGATATGATTGGTAATGGTAATTTGGTTAACATTACACAACAGAGCACCGGCGGAATAAAAGGAGCATTTGTTACCATTCGTGATAACAATAACAGCTTGACATTACAACAAAAGGACAGTGGCAGTCACTATGCCGAAGTCTCATTGATTGGCGGTAATAAAAATGTAGATATACTACAACAAGGCTCAGCCAGTCATATGGCCAAGGTTGGACTGACCGGAATGCCAGTTGAGTTAAGTTTGACCCAAAGTGGCAGTACTCAACAGTTTTACAACATACAGTTTAACTGCGCCACAGCAGGCGGATGTGCCAAAATAACGGTACAACAAGGAAATTGATCCTTGGCTTGACATCGCTAAGTAATT